CAGTTTGGTTTGATGATGCATTTTTTAAAGATACAACAGGTACTGTATTATTAACTAATGACGAGGCTAAGCAAGTAGCTGGTTTAATTAAAAAGGCCGATAGTATAAAAGTAGATTATGATAAGTTACCGTCTGCATTATTGAATATATACATTAATAAAGAAATTAGAAGTAATGAATTTTTAAATAATCCTAAACAATCATATGATAAGTTTATTACTTGGGTACAAAGTAGAATAGATACAAAAGTTGACAAATTGAAATCTGAAAGAGGCAAACAAAAAGCAATTATTGTTGGCCAAGAACAAATGGCAAAAATTAATGATGCCGAAAAAGATATTTTAAATGTATTTAATTTAAGTAAATTATTAGCAGAAGCAAAATTAGTATTTGTTAGAAAATATAACAATGCTGTTTATAATACAAAACATTTTAAAGACGACGGTAAAGGCGGATTAGCTGTTACAGCACCAGAAGGATATGTAGCTATCGATAGATTTGGAAATGGCGTTAAATTAGTAGATAGATTAGAATTCAGTAGAGCTAATTTTGCAATGGACAAAGGTTTTACAAAATAACAATGATATGACAATGTAAGGCATATTTATTATAAAGGAAAATAAAATGAATGAAGCACAACTAAGAACGATAATTCGTAAACAAATACGAAGAACGTTAAAAGAAGACGGCCCCAGTTTAGGAGCAGCGGGAGCAGCATTTAAACGCGGCTTAGGAAAAGTAAAATCAAGCAGGGTATCTAGATTTTCAAAAGCACAGAAGATTGCATCAATAGCACCGTTTCTTGATAAATTTGATCTTTCAGTATCAGATCTTCCATTAATTAAAAAGGCATTAGTTCATAATGCAAAAGCCAATGCAGATGCAGCAGCCGAAACAGAAGCACCGACTGAAGAAAATCATACAGCCGGCGTAGATGATGGCGATGCTGGAGCATCATTACAAGAAGCAGGAGCACTTGATTCAAAAGGCGCAAAGTTAGAAAAGACACAAGCCTTTCAAATGTTGCAAAAAGCATTAGCGTCAAAACCAGCTAATCAACAAGCTGAGTTTGTTATGGATTTAATTGGTAAATTAGGAATGGATGATAGTGCTAAGCGTAAGCTAAAGATGAAAGTAAAACAGATATAATATGGCAGCAGAAGATAAGTTACAGAATGTAAAAGCTATTGAACAAATGATAGCCGGCACACATAAGTCCCAAACTCGAAAGACACATGGATTTAGTGATGCTGATTCAACGGCAGAACGTAATAAAAAACATGATGTTGGAGATGTATGGATTGAAGTAGATTCTAAAACTGGTACAAAATGGAAAGTTGAGCAGAAAAAAGGATTTAGGACAAGAAAGCCAGCAAATAGTGTACGAGACCAAATAAAAAATCTTCTAACAATGCCAGATGAATGTCCATGCTGTAAAAAACCTATGAAAGGTGAAGAAGAAGAAAAGCTCAATATGAAAATGTATTTCAAACTGAAAAAATGTTTTAGTTGTGTGGTTTCAGAAGAAACATTAATTAGAGCCAAAGGGAAAGAAGCATGGGAAGAGTATTCACGTAAAAAAATGAAAGCCAATGCAGAAGCATGGTTTAAAGATGCAGATAAAGAAGTTGCAATGTTAAGAGAAGCTTTAAAAATGCAATTCGTACAAAATGCAGATGGAAAATTAGAAGATTGGGATATGACTAGTTTTTTAGAAAAATTTGATACTGATTATAAAGAATTAAAATCTCGTGTATTTGAAAATGTAGGATTAGAAAATGGGTAAATCTAATGTAAATAAAGTCGCAAAAGAATTAGATAAATTGATCGATGAAATGACTAAATTGGCAAAACAATATGTTAAAGCCGATGGAAATAAGAAAGAGGGTATTCTCAAAAAACTTAAATCTAAAACAAAAGATAAAACTAGATTAAAAGATGAACTAGAATCCGCGGTCGTTAAAGCCGAAAAAGACGTTCCATTACAGATTGAAAACAAAATTAATCAATTAGTTTCTCAAGAAATAAAACCTTTAATAAATGAGATTATATTACAGAGCCTACTAACAGAATCAGGTCTTAATGCCAGCGGCATAAAACAAGATACTCTGAAGTTGGGCAAAGAATTACAGGCAGCTGGATCTGATGCTTCTGAAGAAGAAGTACAAGCCGCAATGATGATCGCATTAGTAGATGCGGATGGAGATATAGATAACGTAGATGTTTCCGATGTGGAAGCTGTTGCAAATCAAATAGAAGAAAGTAGATCATATACATTAAACGAAGCTCATGGCCCTGTAATTGTAATAGAAGCAATTTTAGGTATATTAGGTAATGCAGCATTATTAAATGCAATTGCAGAAAAGGTTGAAAAGGTCACTGGTAAAAAAATGAATGTGAGTAAAATTCAAACAAAATTAGATAAACGGTTAAAATGGATTAAAACCGTTACAGGACTTCCGGCCAAAGCAATGGAAAAGCTTTTTGCATGGATAACAAAAAAACTCGGCGGAGGAGCTTTTGCACAAAAAATAGGCGGTTATGCCGGCACATTCATAGCAACAGCGATTATGTTTATTATTGGATTGTATATATTTCCTTCTACTGCTAGTATAATTTTATGGGTATTTTCAATAGGTGGATTGTTAGGAAAAGGCGCTGAAATGATTAAGATGGTGAAAGAAATTACGCATGCAGTTAAAGCCGAAATGGATTCATCAGCATCAGCAGCTGCAGCAATGGGATAATATGAAAAATAAAACTACATTAATATTAATTGCAATTATAATGTTAATGACTATTGCATTGACATATATGTTTATGTCTAGAAACGATCAAGGAGTCATGATACAAGATAAACAATTACAACAACGTGTTGATAGTTTAACAGTAGAGATAGAAAAAGTTCAAAATGAACGTATACTATTAGATAACAATATTATTAATTTAAATGATTCATTACATGTGTTACAAAACGATATTTTAGCTAAAGAAACTAAAATAAAAAAATTAAAAAGCGAATATGCTAAAAAAATTAACTATATTAATAATTTTACTAGTAACGACGTTACCGAGTATTTCACAAACCGTTACGAGTGATAGTCTTATATGCTTACCTAAACATATTTTAGTTAAAGCGATACAAGATATAGAAGCCGGCGATTTAGCAACCAAACAGTTACTTCTAGAACAAAAAATTCAAGAAACTCTCAAACAACAATTAACGGTTAAAGATAGTGTAATCACTACTTATGAAGAAAAGAACAAATCTTATGAATTAGAATTGGGATTACTTAACCAAACAGTTACAACAAAAGATCAACAAATTGATTTACATATGAAAAATGCAAAAAAATATCGTAGACAACGTGATGGGATATTAGCCGGTGCAGGATCTGCGATAGTACTTTTCTTGGTTTTAATTTTGAAATAAGAAAAATTTTTTATATATTATAAATTATGGCACAAAAATCACTTAAAGAGATAATCAGAGAAGAGTACAAAAAATGTGCTGTAGACCCGATACATTTCATGAAAAAGTATTGTATCATACAACATCCTACTAAAGGGAAGATGTATTTTAATTTATATGAATTTCAAGAAGAGACTTTAACAGATTTAAATAACCATAGATATAACATAATTCTTAAATCTAGACAGTTAGGGATTTCAACTTTAACTGCCGGATATGCATTATGGAAAATGATATTCCAGTCTGATTATAATGTATTAGTTATTGCAACAAAACAAGACGTTGCTAAGAATCTTGTAACTAAAGTAAGAGTGATGCATGATAATTTACCATCATGGCTCAAAGGAAAAACATTAGAAGATAATAAATTAAGTCTTAGGTTTAAAAATGGATCACAGATTAAAGCAATTTCATCTAAATCAGATGCTGGTAGATCTGAAGCTTTATCATTACTAGTATTAGATGAAGCTGCATTCATTGATAAGATTGATGAGATATGGACCGCGGCACAACAAACATTAGCAACTGGTGGAGGCGCTATTATGTTATCGACACCAAATGGTACTGGTAACTTATTTCATAAAACATGGACCGACGCTGAAGCCGGAGGAAGATTCCATGCTAGGAAATTACATTGGTCAGTCCACCCAGAAAGAGATCAAGTCTGGAGAGATTCGCAGACGGAACTGTTAGGTGAAAAGGCAGCAGCACAAGAGTGTGATTGTGATTTTATAACTTCCGGACATACTATAGTTGATGGTCCTATCATTCAATGGTATGAGCAGACATATGTAGAGGAGCCAAAAGAAAAAAGAGGCTTTGATGGAAATTATTGGATATGGGATTATCCAAATTATGCAACATCATACGCAGTAATTGCTGATGTCGCCAGAGGCGATGGAAAAGATTATTCTGCTTTCCATGTTATAGACATTAAAAATTTAGTGCAAGTTGCTGAATATAGGGGAAAGATAGGAACTACTGAATATGGTAACATGTTAGTAGCAGTTGCAACCGAATGGAATAATGCACTATTAGTAATTGAAAATGCAAACATAGGATGGGCAGTAATTCAGATTGCAATTGATAAAGGATATGAAAATTTATATTATTCTTATAAACAAGATGCATATGTAGATGAAGATGTGCATTTGGCAAAAGGATATGATTTAAAAGGAAAGGCCCAAAAAGTACCGGGTTTTTCAACAACAACAAGAACAAGGCCATTAATCATTTCAAAAT